TTACAATAATTCGTTATCAAATATTGATATTATAGGTGGATATTCACCAACCGATAACAATGAGCAATTTCTACTTACAAACTCTAATTCATTTGTTACACCAATTAATCTAAGTCCACAAAACGGTTCACCTTATGCAACGTATAGTGCGGTGGTGACTTCTAATTTAACAAGACATAGTTTATCGGGTAATTTATTTGGACCACAGGGAGCTACTGGATCATTTGGTTCATACTTTTCAAACATTTTTGGCACTCTGGTCAATCTAAACCAAGTAGATTCAAAGATAGGAAACGCCAAATTCAAGAGTGGAATTTGGGAAAATGGTGTTTGGAATAATGGACTAAGGATTGATACAAATCAATGGGGATTCAACGATATCGATTTAGCCATACTAAATACTTCAGAAAATTTGAATTGGAGAATACAAATTTCGGGGCCTACTCAGTCTGTAAGCAATTTTGAAATTGGTGAAAAAGTAGCAATAAGTAATATCATAGCAATTGACATTAACGAAGAAAGAAAACTGCTGAAAAATTTATTTACGATAATTAGAAAATCAGATAACTTTATAATAGTTGAGATGTCAAATAACTTTCCAATAAGAAGAATTGAAAAAGACTCCGAAAATCATAAAATAATTGTGACAAAAAATGTTTGGCTAAACGGGGCCTTTCTTAATGGATATTTTGAAGGAGTCTGGAATAGTGGTTTATTTAGGGGCTATCCATACATCACCGAAATGTGGGATTCTCATTGGATAGATGGTTCATTCAGAGGTGGTAGATTTCACTCTGAAAGTCCAAGATTTCAGTTCATAGACACGTATTATTACGACGGATTTGTCGGACTTACATTCGGAACAACACCACATAATTTTGTAGTAGGTGATGAAATTGAAATTAATAAGTTCAATAAAACTATAAACACAAGTTACGATGGTATTCACACTGTGACCGATGTAGTTGATGATTACTTAATTATAACGGATATTCCGTGGGAATCGAATTCTGGAACAGAATCTGGTTTAGTTACAAGAATGACAAATACAGGCTTAGTTCAACACTTTAAATTCTATGATGGTAATGTTGCACCAAAAACGTCAATAACATCAAACAATCTAAAGGATATTTGGCGTTACAATTCGTGGATGGATTTAACACATAAAACTCAGTCATCTACAAATATTGGGTCTAATAAGATTTTGTTTAACTCATCTAGCAACGACATTGATGAAGTGATACAAAAACACAGATTTGGATTTGGTGATTATACTTCTCTAAATCTATACGGATATGTCACAGATGATGTTTTGTCTAGTGAGAGTCAATTTAGAGACATAGATTCGCCAAACTTTAAAATTTATTCACTTGGAACAAAATATCAAGTTTATCAGGACTTTTTAGGAGACATTTCCGAGTTTAATAGACCATTTAATTCAAATCCCGAGTTAGGAACATTGACTAATTTTATTAATGATGGATGGACTTGGAGTTTTTCAGGAAACCAAGCAACCTATTCTTATGTAAACAAGTATGTCGTGACAAAGTCATCAACTCAATCTCTATATACCTACGACACAGTTGGTCCTGTAACTTTTGCACCTCCTTCGTCAAATGGTGGTATTCCGAGTTGGTCACCGATCACATTTCCAACAATAAATGAAAATTTAGATAAAGTGGCGGAACCTATCATAAAAAAATACGACCACTATTTGTTATTAAAGGATGATGATGAATTGGTTAGTTTGTTAGGGTTTGCTAACGAACCTTTTATTAAATTACCATTTGAGACATCGGTGGAAAATATGTGTATATGGTTATTCAACGAAATTAAAACTGGTGGATTACCTATAACCAAAATTACTATCGCAGAAACTAAATCGTCAAAAGTAAGTTATGAACCAAGATAAATTACCAATAGCGGAAAGTTTTTATTCCCTTCAAGGTGAAGGAATGACTACTGGTTATCCAGCAGTATTTGTTAGATTGGCTGGATGTAATCTAATGTGTGGGGGGCAAGGAACCCAGTTTGATAAAGAATTACATAACGGGGCAACTTGGAGATGTGATACAATTGAGGTGTGGATGAATGGAAAAATGAAACCATTTGAGGATTGTTTAGATATTGAAAGTTTGGAAGCATTAAAAAATGGAGCGAACCTTATCATTACTGGTGGAGAACCTATGATGAGCCAAGATAGAATAGTGGCTTTTATGGACTTTTTATTAGCACACTACAACCTTACACCTTATTTGGAAATTGAAACAAACGGAACGGTATTACCAAGTGAGGATATGAAAAGAGTTGTAAGTCAGTGGAATTGTTCCCCGAAACTAACCAATAGCGGAAATGAAAAAACTATAAGATATAAATTGGAAGTATTACAAGAATTAAATAAATTGAATACCCAATTCAAGTTTGTAATAAGTGATTTAAGAGACTTTCAAGAGTTGAGTGAGGACTTTATACCTTTTTTGGATAAGAATAAAATCTGGCTTATGCCAGCGGGGGAAAATCAAGAATTATTAGATATATCTAAACCAGTAGTTGCGGACATCTGTAAGCAACATTACCTAAAAATGACTAATAGATTACATATAGAAATATGGAACAAAAAAACGGGCGTTTAATATCTTGGAATGAGATATTAGATATTGTTAGTGATTGGGATAGAACCAAAAAATACTTTGGTGTTCCAAGAGGAGGGCAGTATATCGCTGCGATGTTAAATCCAGTTGATACTCCAGAGGAGGCGGATATAATCGTTGATGATTTGATTGATAGTGGAAAGACGAGAGACAAATATCAAAAAATGTATCCCAATAAACCTTTTATGGCTTTATACGATAAAACTATATTTAATGAAGGTTGGCTACAATTTCCCTGGGAAATAGAAGGGGAAAAAGAAATAGAGGATAATGTAAGGAGAATATTACAATACTTTGATAATCCAAATAGGGAAGGATTAAAAGATACACCAAGAAGGTATATCAAGTTCTTAAAAGAGTTTTTACACAAACCAGATTTCAAGTTCACCACCTTTGATAGTGAAGGTATGGACCAAATGATAGTTCAAACCAATATTCCATTTTATAGTTTATGTGAGCATCACTTGGCACCATTTTTTGGTATAGCACACGTTGCTTACATACCAAATAATAAAATTGTTGGTTTATCCAAATTGGCAAGATGTGTTGATTTATACGCACACAATTTCCAAAACCAAGAAAGGATTACATCACAAGTGGCAGAAAGGTTGATGGAGGAATTGGATGCGAAAGGGGTTGCGGTGGTATTATCCGCACAGCATCTTTGTATGAGTATGAGGGGGGTTAAAAAGCACGATACTTACACTACCACCAGTAAATTACTTGGAGTATTCAAGGATGACTTAAACGCAAGAAATGAGTTCTTAAACTTTATCAAAAATGACTGATAAACAAAAAGAGTTTTTGGAGACATTGGAAAGCAATTTGGGTATAGTCAGTATTGCTTGTGATAAAACCAATACGGATAGAGAAACTTTTGATGTTTGGCTAAACCAATTAGATTTCAAGAGAGAGTATAATAGGGTTAGAGAAAAATCGGTTGATTATGTTGAGCATCAATTATTAAAACTAATAAATGAAGGTGATTTATCCGCAATCCAATTTTACTTGAAATCACAAGGTAAGAAAAGAGGATACTAATGAAGGTTCAATCTACAATAGTTTTAGAAAAATTATTAGAAAGTGATGACTTGGATAAGAGAATTGTTGTAGCACAAGGGGGTTCTCGTTCTGGTAAAACTTACAATATCCTTATTTATTGGATTATTAAATTGTTACAAGAACAAGGAAAAACTTTATCCATAGTTAGAAAAACCTTACCATCATTAAAAAACTCTGTATTGAAAGATTTGGTTGAAGTATTAGAAAAGTTTGACCTTTATGACCCAAATAACTTTCATAAACAAGAAGGGTATTACCAACTTGGAACCAATACCATAAATTGGTTTAGTGTGGATGAGCCACAAAAATTACGTGGGTCAAAAAGAGATTATTTGTATTGTAATGAGGCAAACGAATTATCAAAAGAGGATTGGAACCAACTTATTTTTAGAACAACTGGAAAGGTTATACTGGACTTAAACCCGAGTGAATTATCTTGTTGGGTTTATGACTTGGAGGAAAGGGACGATTGTTTTTATTTCAAGACAACTTGGAGGGACAATCCATTTGTGGATAAAAATATTGTTAAAGAATTGGAAAGTCTCAAAGATAAAGATGAAAACTTGTATAGGATTTATTCTTTAGGAGAAAAAGGTATTCCAACAACTTTGGTGTTTAATAAGTTCTCAATGATTGAAAAAATACCAGATGGAGTTAGATTACTTGGAAGGGGGATGGACTTTGGATATAATGACCCGACAACTTTGATAGAGGTTTATATTGACGGGGATACAATATACCTAAAAGAATTATTATTTTCAAGGACTTTAACTATGGTGGATGTGATACATAAATTAGAACAATTTGGTATTGATAGAACTGATACTATATGGTGTGATAGTGCTTCCCCTCAAAACATAGAAGAATTGAGACGAGCAAGATTTAATGCCAAACCAGTAAATAAAAAATCCATTCTACACGGAATAGATTTAATGAGGAGACATAAGATATTCATTACCCAAGATAGTAATAATATTTTATATGAGTTTGGTTCCTATAAGTGGAAACAAGATAAAAATGGTGTATTATTAGATACACCAGAAGACAACTATAATCACTCAATAGATGCGGTAAGATATGTATTGGAAAGTGAATTAAATAAACGCAGCGGAAAAATAACGATAGTATGATAGAATTAGTAAAAGGTAATAAGGTAATAAAAACACCAGAGGTAGTAACAATAGAGTTATACCAAAAAATACAAAGTAATCCAACTTGCTTGGAAAATCCAATTGAATTGATAAGTATATTTACGGGATTATCAAAAGATGAATTAAAAAATCAAAAGAAGGAAACTATGAAATTAGTGAATAATTTTATATTATCCAAACTTGATATTCCGCAAGATAGTCCATTAGTTCTAACCTTTACTCATAATGGAATTGAATATGGATTGGAAAAGGACTTTGGAGGTATGGCTTGGGGGGCTTGGGTTGATTTGGAGGTTTATAGTAATACAGAAACTATAAACGAAAACCTACATAAAATTATGGCGATATTATACAGACCGATAATATCTAAATCTAAAGATGGAACCAAATATGAAATAGAACCTTATAGGAGTGAAGGTATTGCTCCAAGAGCAGAATTGTTTTTAGATTTACCAATAGTATTATGGTTTGGAGCGAGCCGTTTTTTTTTGGACATCGCAAACGAATACATCACCAGTATAGGAACTTCTTTGAGCCAGAAGAAAAGGATGATGGAGTTGAAACTGACGGGATGGAAGATACTCCCAAAGTGGATACAAAAAATGCTACCGCAAGATTTTATTTTGAACTAACCTTTCAATTAGCGAAAGAAGACGTTACAAAAATGGCGGAAGTGGAAAATCAAAACTTATATTTATGTTTGTCAATTGCTTCGTTATTGAAGGATAGAATTATCAAACATAATGAAGAAATGAAAAAAATTAAAAACGAAAATAATAAAATATTAAACAATATTAGATAATGGAGCATTATGTTGATTATCATAAGATAATTGAATTTCTAAAACAAACCCAGCAACAATCTCCAAGATTAAATAACTTTGGAACTGGTGATGTGGTATATTTCTTAAATGATAGTGGGACTACGGTTACTTATCCATTTTTGTTTGTTACACCAATAAACATAGCATATGATGAAAACACAACTACTTATTCCCTTCAATTGATATTCGCAGATATGGTAAATACTGATTTATCAAATGAGACAGATGTGGTTAGTGATATGTCTTTAGAAGCAAGAAGATTTTTATCCCAAATTAAAAGAGGATTTTTGGATGATAAAATTGATGTATTATTACCAGCAAACGCACAAAGTTTCTTTGAGCGATTTAACGACCACGTTGGAGGTGTTGTATTAAATGCGGATATAATCGTATTTGAGGACATAAATGCTTGTGACCCTTATCCAACACAAACCCCGACATCTACACCGACCCCCACACCCACTCCAACCCAACCATAATAAATGTTAAAAGAGCAATTAAATAAGGTGGCTGAATTACTCCAAGCGAATATAAAGTTGGAGTTAAAAAAACCACGCCAATCCAGAGGTTATTATGGAGAACCAAAAAGAGGGGTTTCCGCTCCAATTGCTTCCAAAGAATTATACAATAGTGTTAAAGTCAAATGGAGTGGTGATTTAGAGAAAAATACTATTGAATTAGATGTATTTATGGCTCCTTATTGGTATTATGTAAATTACGGAAGGATGCCTGGTAGATACCCACCAGCAAGACCAATAGACAGATGGCTTATTACCAAACAAGGTTTCAAAGAAATTGTAAGAGATAGAAGTGGAAAGTTGGTAAAAAGAAAAAGTTTATTATTTTTGATAAGAAGAAGCATAGGGGAACTTGGATATAAAGGAACATACTTTTTTGATGAAGCGGTTGCCAACACATACGCAGAAATTGCTGAAACTATGGGAGAAGGGATAAGTGAATGGTTCTTAAATCAAATAGAAGAGTTTATAACTGGTAAAAAAACCAACAATAAGAAATGAGCATACAAATATTAGACACACCAGAAGATTTTCAACCCGTTTATAGTGATGGGTTATTTTTTACAATAAGTGCGGATACAACCAATAACTTTAAGTTTAGATATACATATAATATTCAAGTTGATGGTAATACAATATTCGCTGGTAAATCCACACCAAACCCTTATGGTTTAGGTGTTATTGATTTATCAAGGATATTAAAAACTTATACAACCAATATCCCAATTAGCAATTACGATACTACACCAATATACACACACCAAACTTTTCCTTTTTCAAGACCCTATGAAAATGAAGTAATAAATTACCAAGTATATTTTGGATATGAATATGCTGATAGTGCGAATGGAGCGATAACTGGATTTACTGGCTCTGGTTCTACTATCGGTGAGCCTGGTGTTCCAAGCAATTTGTATAAAACTTTTTATTCAACGATGGGTGTGAATGGTAGAGCAACCCAACAAGATTTCAATATTGACCCGTTTGTATTATCGGGGACACCAATAGGAACTGACCCTACCACCTCTGGTTTATTTCTAACCAATAGTCCAAGAATAAGAGATGTGAGGGATGAAGAT